GCATATTCGGTTTGGGCTTTGATGTAGTTGCCCGCGAACATGGTCACGATCTTGTTGTCAGGCGTCAGGATCGGGAAACTAACTCCACTCTTGTCGTAGTAGTGCAACTGATACGACGGATTGGACGGGCTCGTGCCGACCTGCTTCAGCCAAAGGTTCTTGCCAAGCTCCAGCTTGTCAGTGGTAAAGCCTCCCGGCTGATTCTTATCGGCCATCTCCCTAACCGCTACATCGACCAGCGGCTTCAGGTAGTCATAGCTCATCACCCCCTCAGTATTGGGGAGCATGGGAGGATTCGTTGCCTTCTCAGTAAACCCGCCCTTACCCTTCATAGCAAAGGAGAGAGTAAAAGGGTTCGCTTCGAAGTTCGACTTGAAGTGACGAGCAGCCTGATTGATCGCAGCCTCGAACGGCATGTCGCTCGCAAGATACGAAGCAGCGATAGACATGAAGTTCCTCTTGGCATCATCACCAAGTTTGGTCACGTCAATGTCGGTTGCGCTATTAATCTTGTTGAACACGTCGCTGAAGGTAGCGGCCTGATTGTTGGTGGAGCTTCTAAAACTTCCAACAACAATGTTGCTTGCGCTTTCTGTCGTAAGGCGGGTCATCCCACGCTGGACATTATTGCGGGCCATCTCCACTGCCGCAACAGGGTCCATGCCCTGATTGTTGCCGCGCAGCGTGCTGTACCACCACATGAAGGCATCTTCTTTGGTATCAAGCACGCTCTGGCTATTCGTATAGGTTCCATCACGCTTGATGGTTTCACCCATGCGTTCCCACAGCGGACGAAGACCCTCGACCTGAGCCGCAGTCTTCATCGTCATGTTCGAGAAGATTTCCTTGTAATAGCTCTGAGGCACTTCTCCATAGCGGGTCACGATCCGCTGATAGCCTTCAGGCGTGCGAGGATCGACGCCATTCTGCTGCGCCCACGTTATAACCGCGTTACGCTGCTGCTCAGGAGTCACGTTGACAGGGAAGCCCGCAGCGGCAGGATTCTCATCGAACACGCGGTTGATGCGAGCCGTATTCTCAGCGGCCACATCGCGAGCAAAGGCTGCCGACATATCAGTGCGGATGGTATTGATCCGCGTACCGAGCATCTGCCGAACCCGAGGATCGGAGACTTCGCGCAGCACGTCATCCGCCGACAGCTTCATGCCGCCGATGGTCACGCTCTTCTTGCCACCAAGTCCCTGCGAAATCATGTGCACGTCGGCAAGGGCTTCCGGCGTAAGAGTCCCCTCTTCAATCCCACGGTTCAGCGCAGAGATGATAGTCCCGGCAAACTGATTCGACCGCTGCACATTCTCAAGCTGACCGACGCTCATGGCCGTGTCAGCACCAAGCTCAATGAGACGACGCTGCGTGTTCAGAGCTTCCGTCTGAAGGCGACGGGCCTCGGCTTCAAGCTCGGGATTGCCCGACGCACGCGACCACGCATCGATGGCCTGTTCATTGTAACGGGTCAGCTGAACCCGCAAGTCCTGAACCGTGGCCTCGCGCTCACGCGAAGCATTGAGGTTGAGGATGCCGCGCTGCCGCTCGTTGATCTCTCGCGTGAAGTTAGCCTCAAGCTCTCCAGCAAATCGCTGGTCCATACCCTTCATGACGCCACGAGCATGGGCGCTCATAAGCTCAAAGGCTTTGACCGGATTGGTTTGGTTCTCTGCCGCAATGACGTTCAGCTTCGTCTGGAAGTCCTGAAAGACATTGTTCTTGTAGCGCGTATCGATGGCGTCAGAATAAATCTTCGCCGCATACGGGCCAAAACCTTCAGGCGGTGGAGGCGCAACGTAATTACCGTTTACGTCCTTTACAGGCGCAGCGGCAATGGCTTCCTTGGCGGCGCGATCCGCCTCCTGCTTCATCAGACCTTCGCCGACTTCACCAAGTGTGGAGCCAAAACGAGAGATCATCGAACCAGTCGTAGGCTCAGGCAAGTCCGTGCGGAACTCGCGGATCATGCGACCGCTAGGCTGAATCCCGATCTGTTGTCGATCACGCTGAATAGCCACGGCCTACCTCATACAATCGGAAACTTTCCGGTCGTCTTATACTGATTGTAGCGATAGGCGTTAGTGATACCGGACCCAATGGTTCCGAATATCGCGCTGGAAGCCGCCTGACTACCAATCATCGACGCACGCTGCATTGCGAACTGCTGCTCGACGCGATTGACGCCGATCTGATCCGTAATGCGACCACGGGCTACAGAGCCCTGCAAGCGAATGTTCGTGATGTCCTGACGCAGTGCGGCATCAGCGGCGACACCGGAGCCCTGAAGGAACGAGCGGTTCTCACCAACGCCCGATCCCGCAGTATAAGCCTCATTCGCCGCACGGATTTCACGCGCACGATCCCGTCTCTGATTCTCAGTCTCAAGCGCCTGAAGCTCGGCAAGACGCCTGTCTTCCTCAAGCTGCTTGTTCTGAACATCAAGCTGGTAGTTCCTGAACGCAGCCTCACTCTCCGCAGCCGCAGAGGTTTGAGCATACTGAACAGCGCCACCGACAGCACTGACAAGGGTACTTGCGACAAGAAGGGATACACACATTACGCCGATACCTCCATTGCAAGGCCGAGAACCCGCATGGGCAGGGGCTCGGTTTGCGTCACTGTAATCGTCGCATCGCGCTGGTAGCCGAGCAAGAAAAACTCTCTCTTGCCCGTGACCGGATCAGGGGCATTCGAGAAGTCGTCTCGCACCTGACGAACGATCAGCCTGTTTCCGGCGATGCTGACGGAGAGCGTAGAGTTGAGAGCAAGGATCACTCGGGCGATCCTCTTCGGCCTTCCGGTATAAACACCGTCCGCAAGCTGAAGATTGACCGGGAGCGTTTCGATCTCAGGGATGTAGTTATAGCCGACACGGATGTTCGTAACTGCATCATTCAAGGTGATTGTGCCACCCGCAGATGCCGTGAAATCGCCCAGGTAATAATTACCCGAAACGACGGAGACGGTCTTGCTGCCATACAGGGAGCCGAGCGACCAACTTGTCGTAGCCGATCCCGCAGTATACGTCTTCGACCCATCGAGCGTGCAGTCGATATCCTGCTCGGCAAACCGCTCAAGGTGGTAGCTGGAGCCGCGCTGAACCGAGGCATAGATGCGGTCGCCTACCGTCATCACGGAGTCGAACTTTGCAGTCTCGCTGCCCGATCCCTTTGTACTCCACAGCGTCCAACCTGCAAGCCGCTCGGCACGAGCCGAATGGAACACGGCCAGTGAACCATCATCGTTGACCACGAGCAGATACTGCTCACCTCGCTTGGACGTACCATAGGACACGGCCATATCGTGCGGCGCAACAATCAGATGCTCGGCAAGCATGGACAGAGCAGGAGAGTTGTACGCCTGTTCCGTGTCCGTATACAGGAACTCGCGCACGACCTTGTCGCTGGCCTGAACATACACCGTCGCGCCGTCGAACGGCTGGGGCGTAAGGGCGCTGCACCCATACGGCGTCTGCCGCGAGATGGAGATGTTGTTCGGCGTGGTCGTGTTGTTGGTAACGCGGGGGACATAGAACTCCGACGTTGCCGTAAACACCTGAAGGTGACGGTTCGACACGAGGTGGCGCACGGACGAGATGTCGTCCGATCCGACCGTGACCTGAATCGAATCGTTATCCAGCCCCTCGCCCACATCGAAGTTGAAGAACTGGTTGATCTTCGACGCCCACAAACCGTTGGGCTGAGAGAGCGATCCGCCAAACCACAGGCGAGCCTCATGGAACGTCACGGCACCCGGATAGCCCGATACCGCCGAATAGGCGGGCTCATCCCAACTCCGGGTCGCAATGTTGTTCCCACTGAAGGTCACATTGGGACCACCGCCATCGAGCGAGTCACTGGCATTGCTGCTGCCTCCAGCAACAAACGTATAGGTATTATCGTCGACAACGGTGATGGTTCGGGAGCCGTTAAGATGGGTTGAGTTAAATCCGGCAAAGGCATTCGCGCCATCGATAGTGATCGATTGACCCGTCGCCAATCCATGATTTGCGTGAGTCACTTCGATGACTTGGGTATTGTTCGTCGTCTTGAACGGATCGATATCGTATCTGCCCTTGAGGGTTCCCTTGACGGTTCCCGTGGCAGTCGTGCTGTTGGTAACAGCGGTAATCTCGATCTCAGTGTCGAACCACCGAACGCGCATACCGACGTGGCCCGATACAAAGAACGCCGCGCTCGTCGTCAGCGTAACGGAACCCGTGGTCCCGCTTGCCGAGAGCGTCACCGTATCCTCTGCATACTTGTAGTAGGGCTGATACGTCTTGTCCGAGTTCACACTCGTGGCAAACGAGAAGTTGGAAATCGTGAACGTGTCGATTCCCGTGCGCCGAATGATCTGCGTCCTCATCGTGGGATAGCAGAGAATCATTACGTCTGCGGCTTGCGTGAACGTCAACTCGAACAGCATGGCCGAAGTCCACGGAGCCGTCAGAGTCTGGAGCAAAGTCCCCGACGTAGTGAAGACCTTCAGTTCGGCATTCGAAAGCGCAAAGATATACCGCTCCGTCGAGGAGAACTCGAACGGGATCAGGCGCGACCGTCCTGTCAGAACATTCAGGTGCTCCGTGCCGGGACGGCGGGTGCCACCGCCTTGGTTCAGCAGGGCGATATTGCGAAGCTTGCGAGCGCCATTTTGATACGCGCCCGTATCATGGCGCATATCCATAAGGGGATCGATCTCACCCGAAGTGAAGTTGGTCTGCGCGAGCTTCACGCCCATACGTCACCCCCGAATGGTCGTGCGAAGTTGATGATACCTCTGCACGTTGAGCCGCCGCGTCGTCTGACTCTGCGAATCGACATTGCGGGCAATGGTCATCTGCCGAAGGGCGCGCTTTTCCATCAGATCGGAGAGGTCCGTCTGAGCAGCGACCGAATAAGCGAAGATCGACGCAAGTTGGTACTCGACCGCCGTGATGAATCCCGGCGACCAGAACTCTTCATCCGCTCGGAACATGTAGTCGGCGACGACCACATCCTCGACGGTGGCATTGCAGTAAATCATGTCCTGATAGCGGTCATACGCAATCGGGTTGTCATTGACCGTCACGGCATGAAGCATGAGCATATCGGCAGGAACCTGATACGCAGCATCCCACCGAGAGGTGGGGGCTTCAGTCAGTCTGGAAAGCTGAATCTGTCCGGTTGCAAACCGCCACCTGTAGCGGGTCAGCATATCGCGGACAGTGTCTTCGTAGAGATTCGCAGCAACGGTGGCTTCAGTCGTTCCATCTTCGAACGACGTGATCGGGCTCGCTCCAATCAGAATCAGCGCCCTAGCGCAGATGTCGATGTCGGTGGTTGCCACGTTCTGTCCTTCCCTAAAGAAAGAGGGCGGGGGGTCTTCAAACCCTCCCGCCCTCGCACGTCGCCCCTACGGGGAGAGAGCCGCAGGAGCGCGGCAACCAATCAGGTGCCGTTCGTCGTCGTGACCGTCGCAGCGCCCGTCGCCGAAGTGACGACGAGAACATCGACCGTAGGCGTGCCACCCGTGGCACCGACCACAAGGATCGTGTCCCACTGACGGAGGTTGGCAGTCACGTCGTTGAAGTAGCCCGAACCGGCAACCGTACCGACAGCGTCAGCCGAGGTGTAGTGCCAAACCTGACGAGCACCACCCGCGACCTTAACAAGATCAGCAGCAATGAGAGCCATGGTGGATTACTCCTTGATCTGGACTTCATACACGCCACGGGTGTCGATGAGCACGGAGCCCTGAGACATCATGGCAGTGACGAGGTGAGCGGCCTTTTCCGGGATGTAGTTCACTTCCGTCGTGACATCCTGACCGGACGCAAGGCCCGTGGACGAACGATGGTAAGCGAAGCACTTACGGATCGTGGAGGCGACCGGGAGACCCGAGTGCGTCATCCACATGAAGCCGAGCCAACGCTTGGCGACCATACCACCCTTGTAGGGAAGGTCGTCAGCGCCAACGAAGTCGGCGTCAGAGAAGGCCGAGATGCCGAGAAGATCGACCCAGCCCGCAGGGCTGATGATGAAGTAACGCTCGCCGTCGTCGGGAACGTCATTCGCGCCGAAGAACTCGAACACGGTGTTGATCTTGGCCTGAGTCAGACCGTCCGTGCTCGACTCGGTGATCGTGTTCGAGGTCGAGTCAAGCGACGTGATGACCAGATCGTCCGACTTACGGCCGAGGGCGTAAGCAGCGTTCTGAGCAACCACCTGACGCTCGTCGATGTTGATCTTCAGCTCATCGAGCTTGTCAACATAGTCCGAGGCATAGAAGTCGGAGAGGTTGCACTCGACGTTCGAGTGATCGATGTTCATCACAGGCAGGTTGCCGTGACGGGACTTCGTAGCAGCAGCGCCCGTGCCGACCTTCTGGAAGGTCGTGGACTTGCCATTGACACTGCCCTTGAACCGGACGGTGTTACGCAGTTTCGAGCCCATGCGCTGGTAAGCCATGTGGACTTCGGACTCGAACTGCCTGATGAATGCCTGATCAATGGTCACAGCCATGATGCAGCCCTTTCATGTTTCAGTTTCGCTTCGGGTTCGAAGGTTGTCCGATTCCGCCAGATGATGAGTTGTCCCATACGGGGCTCGTCTGGAAGGCGCGGGCCTTATGATCGGACAATTCTTCCTTTAATGCTGGACGCTCAATGGACCGATCACTTTGAGATACTGTACTCCCGAATGAGAATACCCGATCCCCTTGAAGAATCGATCTGCGCGTTCAGGGTCGATGCCTGTCGCGGCACCTACTCTGATCTCATCGCACCCTTCACTGATCGCCCATTCCTCGAACGCAACCATCAATCTTATGGCGGCGGTCGATCCTCGATACCTGGGCTCCACATAAAGGAGCATGTCAGATGCGTACTTGGCGTCCGAGAAGTAGTGCTCTCCGCGCAAACCCACGAACATTCCGATGACCGTCTCGTCCTTTTCAGCGACGAAGGCTACGAAATTATTCGAGGTCAGGCACAAATCAGCCAGCTTCATCACCTTCTCGGGAGCGAATGAATGCACGCGGAAATCGCTCTCTGC